GTCTAGGGCCAAATGCTTTTAGAGATTTTGCCCCCCCTCCCCCTCAGTTAATTTATAGCTTGCTCAAGCGGATGGAGTGAATAATGCAGATAAGTATCAGGCTTTACCTTTTGGATTTGCTTTTCAATCCCCACCGCACGTCCCCAGTCCGCTTTATAATTTTCTTTAATGTCTTGCCACTCTTCGGTCGCCATACCAGGACAGATTAAGCAGGATGTCCGTGGCGGCATCGGGAGCCCCGCTTTGGCGATGAGGTATATGCATCGGTCTTTATTTAATTTCTTTTCCAGCAATGGGTAGACGCTCCGGTTCCACTTCACTGCATCTTTTTGTCTTCGGCGTTCTTCATCTTGAGATATCCCGAGCCATGTGATGCACTTCTCGACACCTTGTTCTCTGAGCCAGCGCCGGATTACTTTCGTCTTCCAGACACCATTGCACATCGTCCTGTATCTGACAGTGCTGCCATCTGTACGTTTCTCGTAGGCTGGTATCAGGAGACATCCGTTGTAGAAAAGCGCGTTATCCGCATAGTCGATGGTCTTGATGATTTGCAGTTCGACATCGATATCCCTGAGCCGGGGGATGAGCGTGCTATAAACATAGTCCCATGTGCTCCTGCGCTCGTATCCCGTATCGACGATGACCGAATAGTCCGGCTTGGGGAGCTCACCAGTTAATATCAATGCCGCTATCGCTGTGCTCTGGATACCGCCGCCGCATGACCAGACGATGCTGGCCGGCAGGTCTTCGAATCTCTGATTGCGTTTTTCGTTCTTGTCGGCGTTCGAGCAAGAATAGCCGCAATAGTCATTTCGATTGCTTTTCGTCGGTACGCCGCATCTCAGGCAATATTTGCTCATGTTCTCGGATTCCCGAATGCCCCGTCCTCTTTAGCCGTCTTGATGTCGTGACAATCCTTGCAGGAGGACTGCCAGTTGCGTTCATCCCAGAAGAGGTCGTAATCCCCGCGGTGCGGCTCGATATGGTCAACGAGGGTGGCCGCCTTGGTGATCGGCGGGTTCTTCTTCAAGCAGATTTCACAGAGCGGATGCTCGGCGAGGTAGAGCTTGCTGGCTCGCTGCCATCGGTAGTTATAGCCGCGCTGTGTGCTGGTGCCCCGCTCATGGTCGTACTGCCGGCGGGTCTGCTCGAGATGGGCCGGGCAGTAGCCGCTTTTGTCGGCGGTGAGATTCGGGCAGCCGGGATATCGGCAGGGTCGCTGTGGTTTAAGGGACATAATCAATCCTCTTATATTTCCACCAGTAAGGGCAGTTCGACTTGTCGATGAGGCATTTCCCGCAGTTGCCCGGCTCAGGGCAGATATCAGGCGGCGGTGTCTGTTTGAGACATGGCATTGATAGCGCATTCGGGGTGCGCTCTTCTGAGATGGATGACCTGTCCATGCCTCACCTGAACAAAGACATAATAATGCCCGGGCTTGATAGGCTCCGGGCAGAATTCGCACTTGAGCTTGGCCTGAGCGATTCTTGTTTTAGGTTTGACTTTTGGGCTCCATGGACATCTCTTAGATACAAAAGATTTCTCAGGGAATAATTGGTAGCGGGTGCTGGAGTCGAACCAACTCCCCCGGCTTATGGGGCCGGTGACTTAACCGCTTGTCCTACCCGACATACCGCTATGGTTCTGGGGCTGGCTATAAATGGGAGCCACTTAGCTGATACCCCTCTGTGGTGAGTTTTAGTTCCTCACACGCGTTTCAGCACCCCACCAAAATAAAAAGCCCCGGAGGTCCCGGGGCGCAGTTTTGACGCTATACCCTATATTTAGCACATTATGTGTAATTTGTCAAGTCTTTGACGGCAAATGCGATATTCTTACTCTCCGATGACCTTTCCATTGGCGATAGGTGATACCGACCCTGCCTTTGTTTTTCTTCCGACAGTTCTGGTATTCCGGGCAATCTATGCAATGGAGCCAGCGGGGGCATGTTCCGCTGGCGATGTAAGAGACGGCGGAGCGGAGGCGACGCTGCAACTCACTTTTTTCTATGCCGACATGGCCGGTAATAACATCGAGGATTTCATCTTCAGAGAGGCCAAGCCAGTCGCGGCAGTAGAATTCTTCGACGAGATATCTATCGAGGCCGGTCCGGGCGAGGCGGCGGTCGATTTCCGCGGCGACCTGGCAGGCGGCTTCATAGTAAGCCCTCGAAGCAATGCCGGCGCGTTTACCTTCGACATAGCCGCCGGTGGGCTCGGCGGGATAGACACCTTCACGCATCTCGGAGAGCCAGTCGAGAAGGAAATCGATATCGACCGCATCATAGCGGATGGCGCCGGGGGCCACCCAGATGAGCTCGCCTTTGTCATAGTAGCGGAGCATTTAAGGGAATCTCCATTGCTTTTTTTACCGCCTTAGCTAACGCCTTGGCCATAGGGAAGGCTACAGCATTGCCGATAACCGATTGCTTTGCTCTGACTGTGAAAGGGGCATCATCCAAGAAATTCTCTGGCAGTCCCTGTAACCGTAATCCATCTCGCACCGTCCGATTCGTGGGACCTACCTTGAGATGAAGATTATGGCTGTCTTTGACGTGGGTGATTTTCGTTGGATAGCCACACGCCAAGACACGAGGTGCCCACTCCGGAGATTCGAAGATGGCAATGTCATAGGTGAGATGGGTGCCATTCTTTGTCCCGAAAGATAGGCGATGCACGCGGTTCTGTGGGAAACCGAGCCATCTGTTATTAAGCAACGTGCCTTGTACGTGGTAGCCAGCAACTACAGGTAATGGCGCCATCTTTATATTCTCCATCACGAACCACTCCGGTTGCGCCTCGCTAATGACACGCTCGAACTCAGGTATTAGATTCCCCCATTTCATTTTTTTATTCTTGTGTACATGTCGAAGCTCACTAAACTCTTGGCAGGGAGGCCCACCGATTACCCCCTCGAATACTCCAGAAGGTGGGTGGAAGTTCTTGATATCGCCGCCCCAGAGCTTGTCAGGTCCTCGCACTACGCAGTACCCCTCTTCCTCAAAGCCTTTATCCAGAATGCCGATACCAGGGAAAATGCTGAGTATTAAATTCTTCATATCGTGCGCAGGATACCCCTACCGTGAGGTCGGGGAGGAATGCGCCTCCTCCTCTTTGAGGTCAAATACCAGCCCGACATGATTGAATCCAGGTAGGATTCTCTCATACTTCTTCCCATCAGACGTGGTAAAATCATTAAGTAAGAATCCAAATTGAACCATTTCGCCATTAGCCTTTAAACGCCGTCCAATATATTGATGCTGGACTATCAACCAGCCAGTAAGACCTAATTCCTCCCTGCGTGCGATGCTAAGGTCAATATTAGAAATTTCAACAGCCATTCCAGTTATTTTGACCTCATACGGATGCTTCCACATGCCTTGAACAGTTACAACATCACCAATCTTTGCTATGGAATTTGGTGCATAGCGAATGGCTAAATCTCGCACAACCTTATCGAATATATTTCGTTCTATCATAGCTACTCCTTTCGGCTTTCGCCTGATGTATGATACTCCGAGCGTTAACTCGTGAGAGGTTCATTTTAAGCCTCCTCAGCTAGCTCTTCGAGCCTCCTCATGGCATAGTGGTGCTGGCCGATGCCGATGGCGTCCGTGACATGGCTGGGGACATCATCGGGGAGCTGGGGGTACTCAAGGCAGATAACCCGGGCCACCGCCTCTTTGTCCGCCCGGCCGTCCCCGGCGGCGCTGACCTTCCATTCGGATGGGGAATAAAAGCTGATATCCATTTTGCCGTTTCTGGCCAGGATATGGCGCTGCGCCCATTTCCTGATGCTGGTGACGGCCACCTCCAGGGCGGGAATGCTGCGGCCCTCGAAGCGGACGGCGCGTTCACAGGCTATTTCCGAGAAGCCGAATCGCTCATAAACAGCGGTGAGCTCCCCAATGATATGGGTAAAACGTTTCTCGTAAGGGACGGCCGCGGTGCTGATAATACCCCAGACCACGGCTTTATCATCGCCGAAAATAGCCCAGCCGAGCTCGGTGGATGAAGGGTCTATGGCGATGAATCTCATTTCTATGTCTCCTTTATGGCCTTGGGGTTGGGCGAGTCCCGGTAGACGGCATACTTGATGCCCTCGCGCTTGATTTCCTTGAACCGGCCGCTGATAGAGGTATGCTTTTTCCAGTAGCGCTCCGTCGTCTGTGGGTTGACATCGTCGGCCTCAATGGCACCGGCATAGATACCATCCTCTTTGGATATTGACCCGTTGGTATTTATCATTTCTTTCATGAATTCCAGCCAGTTGCTCTCAGCGATGGAGTTGACCTGCATCTCGGGACTCCCGAGCATATAGGATACCTTCCTTTTAGTCTCAGCCAGGTACTCATTATTTCTCACTCTCACACACACATTCTCAGCACTATACCTCGCCATGAGTGAAACGTGCTCCGCCACACTCAGCGACCGAAACTTTATGTTATGTGTCTTACACAGCCAATGTAAATTCTCCGGCGACCAATTACGCCTGTCAGAGTCCGCATGGTCGATTTCCAGTTTCGCTTTTGTGCCTCGCCGCTGGCCAGTCTCGATAAAGCAGGCCAGACAATAGTGACCGTCCCTTTCGTCGAGGAAGGGGGCTATAGCATTATATTGTTTTGTCTGAAAGCGGTTCGGCATCATCATTCCTTTCCTTATATATACGTAAGTATCCCTTCATATACAGTATGCACGAAATATCACTATTGCACTTGAGAAAGTTGCGGGGTATTTAACCAATGCTCCTTTTGTATTACGCCCCTCGAATTTAACTCTGCCTCTGATAAAATGTATTTCGCCCTTCATTTATCAAGCGCATCGAAAATCTCTTGTGGTGTTGACCACTCATATTGACCAGCTTTTTGTCTTATAACTATAGAACTTCTATCTTTCAAATCAGTATCGTAATCTATTTCATTCATCTCTTATTCCAGTCTCATACTGTATGTCAAGGGATAATTATCTATATATAATAGGTAGGTTATCCGGCGGAAGCCTCATCGATTTTGAATATTGCCCAGAAGAGAGCCAAGGCAGATAATTCCCTGCTTTTATTTTCATCATCGGTTTCGTTCTGTACCCAAGATTTCACAGTATCAAAACCAGCCTCAGTTATATAGGTCAGTTCACATTCACATCCTCCTGGATAATAGCGAAATGTTATACCAACTATAATATCTGGTGCATACTTGAAGAGATTGTTGAGGTCTATTAGGACATTGCCGTTATCATCTGTCGGAGAGCATATATCACCGCCATCTTCAAACCAATGATATTTGCCATCAGTAGCTATAAATTTCTTTAGCCCACACCCTTCCCAGACCTTTTTCACCTGTGCTTCTGTTGGTTGCTCGGTATTCATTAATTATGCCCTTTCCTGTATAATCTGGATTTCTTCAGGCATTTAGAACATATTTTATGACCATTGTCCCGGCGACTGCCACATAGAGGGCAGAGACCCAGACGCCGGTATTTCTCCCTGAGTGTCCTGTTGTAGGCTACCCTGACATCCATAGGCTGTTTGGATTTGCTTTCATGGCTCCTCTTCAGGCAGCTTTTACACCAGAGACCTTCAGCATCACGTTTCTCACCGCACTTGGGACATAAGCCCAATTTCAGCCTGTCATAATATACCCTCATGTGCTGGCGGTCCTTTTGGTCAGTGAGAGACATCAGGCAGCTCCTGTCTTAAACTCATTCCTGTTGGCACCCCTGGTATTGATTGGAATAGGAATGAGTTCTCTGGTGTAAATCCTATTAGCGGTCTCAGATTTTCCTTCAAGACAACCTTCGTGCCGACCGTATCGCAGGCTTTGACGATATTTTCGACCCACTCGATTGGCGGCAGGAGCGCCCAGCGGTTGCCCTTCCCGCTCATTTTATAGGGCGTCAGCCTGGGATAAATCCCCGCCAGTCTGTCAATCTGGTCCTTGCGGCCGGTCAGCCCGCCGATGGCCACCCAATTCAAATGCTGCGCCCAAAAATCGGCTTCGAGGATATCCGGCTCGATGTGCCACTCCAGGAGCGGCTCGAATGAGACCCATTTGACTCTGGCCTCGACGAAATAAGAATCGTTCATGCCATTCACGAACATCCTGGAATTCACGGCGGTGAAGCCGACCTCGCAGTTGTCCGGGAAGGGCGACCAGGGAATCATGCCGCGGGGATTCTTGGTGAGGAAGATGAAGGTGTGCTGGGGGCAGGCTTCAATTGTTTCAAAGGTTTTTTGCCTAATATCCTTCCCATAAGGTGATTTCGCATGGGCAACCATAATACTGGGTCTATTCCAGCCCCCGAACATATCGCCCATGAAGTTCACCAGGATGCGGGAGGGCTTCTTTACGCGCAGGGGCGAGAGGAAGACCTCCGGATAGAAGGTGGGCTCGAAGCCGTTGGGGTAATGAGCCTTGAAGCGTTGGGTGATTTCCTCCGCCCAGCAGGGCACCAGGGGCGGGCAGACGCCCTGCTGCTTGTGACGGCAGCCGGAATAGAAATTCCAGGCATAATCGCCATACTCGATGCCGGTCTTGCTGAGCCTGGGCATATTCGTCATAAAGATTCTCCTTACCTCTTATTCGAATTCTCATGGACCAGCTTCAAGGGCGCTATCGGCTTGAGATACCGGTTATATCCGCACTGGAGACAATACTGATACCACTCGGAGTCCTCGTCCCTATCCAGGAAGAGCCGGCCGCCGCATCTGGGGCAGATACGCGATTTCACGACTGTTTTCTCCCCAGCGCCAGGTCCCGATATATATGGAACCATTCGACCTGCACTTCCTTCTTCCATTTCGGATTGAACTCCGGTAGGCGGGGCAATACGCTAATATTGACCGGAAATATTAGTTTTATTCTGAAGATAGGGTCATTAGTAGCTGAAGCAGTCCTGGTAGAAGCCTCCGGTTCTTGCCTGGCTTCAGCCTCCGGAATTTCCGTACCAGTATCGGTTTCTGGTGGCGGTGCTGGTGGTGGCGCTGAAACTTCTTCATGCAGCTTTGCCCCGAGAACTTCGGCGGCCCGGCTCGGGGTGGCGGAAATGGCGGGTGTTGAAGTTTTGTCCCTTCTATTGAGACCTCGGCAAAATACGTGTACCCAGCCCCAAAGCACACGACCGGGAACACCGTATTTCATGCCGACCGCTTTACGGCCGTTCTTTTCAGCTTCCTGCGCGATGAGTTTCTTTTCCTCCGTATTATAAAGGGTATAATCCTTTTTGAGTGGGACGGGCGGCAATTTTGCCCTCCCGGCTTCTTCTTTCTCCATGATAATATCCTCCTTTTCTACTGTTGATTCGACTATTCCGGCGGGCAATTTTATCTCGTGCCCGGAACCTTTTTTACCTTTTTTCTCGTTGAGTTCCGCGGCGCGCTGCAGGGATATCTTGCTTTCATTATTGGCGAAGAACCTGACAGCTCCGCAGTCGCAGACCCCCCGCGAGACATATCTTTCGTAGGGGTAAATCATCCAGTGGTGTGGCTGGCCATCGGGGGAGGCATCCCTTAGCCTTCCCGGAGGGGGAACTGTCAGCATTATGCCCTGCCCTCTCACGGCGATACCTCGATATCCGGCTCGAAGAAGCCGAGTTTGCCTCTGCAGGGGATGGGCTCTTTGAATGGTTGGGGATCGCGGAGAATGAAGTGGTACTGGCCCGGCACCGCCCAGGGGGACTTCGAGTCCCGGATGCAGGCAATAAGCTCAATGGTGCCGAGCAAGGCGCCGCGGGGCAGGCGGCCTGAAAACGACATCAGTATCGACATGAATGGCAGCCCGATTTTCTTACAGCACATATCAAGGACCGGCTGGGTGGGGTCATCCCTCTTGCTAACATGGATATAAATGCGCTGGGGGAACTCGAATCGGGCAGGGACTTCCCAGGGCCGATTCTCAACATCCTTTAATAAGAGCTTGCCGAATGGCTGAACTGAGTAGCTACCATCGCCCCTGCCGGTATCGACTTTTTCCAGGAGAGGTATGCCATAAATAATGTAATATGCCCAGGGCAGCCTGAACGATAGCGCTTTCATTTTACTCTCGATAATCCCCTTATCGCGGCCCCCCGGTAATGCAACTACCTATCCGGCCGAGGGGCCGGGGAAAAGGATTATCTCAAGCTTCACCCTCCTTTTCGATTTCATCCTTTTCGATATCTTTGACGACATCCATGAGGCAGCGTATAACGCGCCTTGCCTGGTCCCGGCCGACGTTCTCCCTGGCCGCAACGAACATGGCCAATATCTCGAGAGCGTCGAGGTCACCGCGGCGAAGCGTGGCGAATATCTGCTTGACCGCGGTCTTCTTGACGCCGGCCCGCGCGCCGACGATAACGGCGACATCATCAGAGTTGAGGCCGAGCTTTTTCAACACTTCCGATGCGGCATTGATGTGCTCGGCAGCCTGCATTATCTTTTCCTGGGCGGCGTCAATTCGCTCCAGGTATTCGACCATTTCCTGGCTCAAGGTAACTTCGACGACTTTGCCTTCATTCATTTTCGGATTCCTCCTCTTCATCTTCTTTTTTGTTCAGCCCGCACATGCCGTCCCAGCGGGCATTCTTGATTGAGTTCTTTGCCTGGCACTTGGGGCATTCACCGACCCAGTAGTAACCGGTAGGTTCTTCCAGGGCTGCGCGCGTTGCCTATTGCTCCTTCGCCCTGCACCCCGACGGTTAGTATCCTATCCGTTTATCACAGGAACACCAGCAAGCTATCCCATGGTGATTCCTAATCCCCTTCATCAGTCTTTATATCCATCGCCAGCTGGGGACAGGCCATCATCATGTCCACTTCATGGTTGCTGGCCAGCGCCTGATGGATATCATCGAACTTCCCGGCCGGCGTCTCGCACTCGAACTTAACGACAGTGATTATCTTGGCTTTTTCATTTCGAATGACTTTCTTAGTTTTCGTTTCCAGGTTCTGGATGCCCTGGACGTTGACCTTTAATTCTCTCGATGCCATGATGCCTCCTTCGCATGGGAATTAGAATGGTGTTTCATTCAGAATCTTATCGACTTCTTTATCGACCGGGTTCCGGCTGAGCGCTATGGCGCGCAGGTCCATCATCCCCTTGACGTACTGCTCGTGCAGGTTCCATCCTTTGCGGATTCCCTCGCAATAAGAACTGGTCAGCAGGACCTTGATATTATGGCGTAGTAAGTGATGTAAGATATTCCAGTAAAGCTCCTTTATTTTGAACATCATTCTCTCCTTTCCGGGGAGCCGCACGACCCGCGACCGGCTGGCTCCCCAGCCTTTATTTTCAGCCTTAATGCGCCCCCGGCGGATTTAAGGAGGTTATCGCCCGGTAGCCGATGCCTCCTTTCTTTTTGCTGTAATTCAGGGGCGCAGAACTGACTCTCAAGCTCTTCCAGCGTCTTCAGCCGGGGCCGGCCCCCCAGCTTCCCCCTCCTCTGCATCTCCTCCCGGCCGTATCGGAAAAACGTGGCGTAACCGCCCTCCCTGCCGGCGGCGGCCCGCTTGGCGCTTAATTCAGGAAGTACCTTTTTCATTTGATGCCCGTCACATCCGCGATGACACTGTTGAGGATTTCCCTGGCGCAGGTGATTGTTTTTAATCTGGCTTCCAAATACGGCGCCGATGAAGGGTCGCGTTTGGCGGAGTCCTGATATCTGCTTGCAAGCTCGTCGGCCCGGGCATTGAATTTATCCAGTATCTCGCTGGCGATAGCATGGGCGTTCTTTGTGATGATTTTCGGCATTACCATCATTCGCCTCCCTTATTTCGATAGCTCGATAAACAGCTTCTCCAGCCTGTCGTATTTATCCACCCACCCTATCTCGTATTCGACGCCAAATCCGTGCTTTATTTTTTCGGGACTGTCGACATAGAACTGGTGGCTGCTGCGCGCCATCTCAAGGATGGCCCGGGCATCTTCAAGGGATAGGGATTCGGCGAACTCATAGTGAGATGTCGCATAATAGGTTATTAATATCGGGAGGATTACAGGTGCCGGCTCCGGCGCCGGGATGGGTGGAGCGTTGGCGATGGCGGCCGGGGCCCTTTCTTTCAGCCCGTAAAGGAAGCCACCCATGAATACCCCGGCGATTAAGGCCAGGACCACCAGAAAGGATATTATCCGGCTTACAGGATTGACACTCATCGTTTATCTCCTCGGTGGGATTGATAGTACTCACGCCGCTTGGCATTGATTTTCTCCCGGTGGGATTGATAGTACTCACGCCGCTTGGCATTGATTTTCTCCCGGTGGGATTGATAGTACTCACGCCGCTTGGCATTGATTTTCTCCCGGTGGGATTGCCTGTATTCATGTCGCCTGGCGGTTTCCTTATTACTTGATTCCGATTGGATATCCCAACAGATAACGCATAAAGGGTCCGGACTGAGGGATTCATCCCATTCAGTTAATGTCCCGCATCTCGAGCAAATAAAGAGAACGGGTTTTAATACTTCTTTCTGAACTGAAATGGGCATCGTTTATCTCCTTACGAGGGTTACTTTGCGGGTCAGTCCCAGTCTCAGCATCCAGATATAAAGGGTATTGGGCTTGATGCCGAGCTCCTCACCGGCGGCTTCAAGGCTCCCTAGCCTTTCATAGACCTCCGGGATTTTCTCCTCCAGGGGCTGCCCCAGCGCCTTCTCTTTGCGGCGCATCATCGGTGTTTTGTGGATGGCTGTGTCTGTTGTCATTTACCTTCCTTTTTCGCTATAATCGGGGTGGGAGGGGAGCCAAGGACGGGTGGAGCCAGCGGTTTTTGCCGGAGGACGATGCCCTACCTGTCTCCCCTCCTCATGCGGTAGAACTCGCGAACGTTATCTTTGAAACCCTGGCCGCCATTGAGATAATGAACCCTTTCAGCTGCCTTCTCAGACGAATCATAGTCACTTTCCGGGTTCCATTTCCCATCTGGCGAGTAAAATCCTACTGTATATAGTTGCCGTTCTGACTTTATATAGACGTACATCAGGCTTTAATCTCCATCTTCACGTTTTTAAGGTAATAGTCTCCGAGCCGCACGGCCATCGTTTCCCGCGATGGTAGCTCTTCCGGCAGGATGATTCCCATGCGGACGAGCTTGCCAAGAGCTTCACTGGCTTCTTCAAGTTCTTTCGTAAGCTCGTCCTGGTTGTCTATGACTATTCTTGGCATCATTCTTGCCATCTATCTCCCTTTTTGAGTGTTTTCCTTGCCCTCTTTCAGGGTTGGCGTACATCTTATCTATGATTCCTTGACTTTATATTTCTTCATGACTAAACTGGTGACATGTAAAGGAGGATGATATGTTGAATAAAGATGCCAAGGTTGATTTCACATGCCCGAATTGTAAACGGAAATTCTCATTGAACGTCCGGCAGATGATGGCTAATGAGGGTAAGTGTCCGTATTGCCATATCACCATAAAATCTCCCGATTTTAAAAAGGATTTGGAGAGGAAAATAAATGATATAGAACGTGCCATCAAACGCAACCTCAAGCCTTGACCTTCCGAGTTTTTAATTTCGTTTTAAATTTCATTACTTTTTCGGGGAGATAAGTGCCGATTTTACTGATGATGCTTTTATATTCTTCGATGTTGATAAGACCGGCATCATAAAGGGCGTTGACGCTCTTGATAAGTTTCTTACCCACTCTTCCTACCTGTCTAACGTTCTTAAATTTGACTTCTACGTATTCTTCCTTTGCCATCTATCTCCCTTTTTGAGTGTTTTCCCTGCCCTCTTTCAGGGTTGGCTTGGTATTATGTTTCTCCTATGAGGATTAATCTACATATGAGTCTATTATACTCCTATTATGGAATTTGTCAATAGTTTTTATGTTATTTTTATCCTCATCTTGAAAAATATCCTCAGGGGGTGGAGAATATTATCTATGGGAGAAGTGCCTGTCGGCAAATTAATTAAAGAATTGAGAGAAAAAGCAGGTTTGAGCCAAAGGAAATTGGGGAAACTTATTGGGATAGATAGGGGTTATATAAGTCAATTGGAAGCGAAGAAGAATTGCTCTATCACTCTTAATACAGCAGAGAAACTTGCGAAAGGATTAGGGATGCCACCTTCTGTTTTAATCGATATACTGACTGTGGAAGACCATGATATCAAGGCCTTCTTAATCAATGACCTGCCAGAGCTGGATGATGAAGAGAAGGACTGGCTGAGGCGTACTATCCAGATGGTGCGCGAGCGCAAGAACGAGAGGCAGAAATACGAGGCGTAAGGGGGGTGATATTGCTTGAAATTCTGTGGCGTATGCGGTTGGCCAGTTGAAAATAAAGTCACGCAGTGTCCTAAATGCCAGAATAGAATATGTGTTAACTGCGGTAATCCAATAGGTGATAGAGTTACTAAATGCCCAAAATGCGGGGAGGTTACCACATATGGCAGTAATCAGGCTCTAGGAATTATCTTATTTAGCATTGGATTTTTGGTTGTTGGAGTAGTAGTATTAACTATTTTATTAAATACATATTAGAAAAATGAAAGGAGGTAAGGCTACCCACCAGCCTTAGCTTCATTAGAACGTTTGTGCTGGATTTTTTAATTTAAACCTGGCAGTCAAAAGGTAGGGGGTTCGAATCCCCCCGGCTCCATTTTGAAGCTAAATATCGCCCGGTAGCCGGCTTATGAATGAGTTTATACCATTTGACTACGCCGCTTCGTTACGATGCGCCACGAAGCGGTTTACACCGTTTGACTACCGATATCGATAGTCTGACAGGACAGTACAACAGTTTTATCCTCAATGCCCGGATAGAGCTCTCTCCGGCCACGGTAAATGACTACAGCTTCAAGCTTCGAGCCTTCGTGAACTATTGCCTTGAGGCGGATATCACCCGGGTAACCGATGTCACCACCGACCATATTCGTGGTTTCATTGCCTCTATGCAAATGTCCCATGGCCCCAAGTCCGTCAATGGATACTATAAAGTAGTGCGGCGGTTCTTCTCCTGGCTCTTCGAAGAGGACCGTCTATCCGTCAACCCCATGGCCCGGATAAAATCACCCAGGGTGCCCGTCAAAGTAATCAAGATATTCAACGAGGAGCACCTCAGGAAGATTCTGCTTCTATGCGAGGACGGCACCCACACCGGCGTCAGGAATAAAGCCATGGTACTGACCCTGCTCGATACCGGAATCCGCCTCTCCGAGCTGACACGCATCCAGGTCAACGACATTGATGTCCAGAGGGGTATCATCATCGTCATGGGTAAGGGGGCCAGGGAACGGGTTGTAGGAATCAGTAAGTCAACTCTGAAAGCCATAATAGCCTACTATCAGCAGAGCGCCCGGGGAGTGATGAACAGCTCTGGCTTACCGAGGAAGGCCGGCCGATAACCTTAAGCGGCATCAGCCAGATTTTCAAGGCGCTGAAGAGGCGGGCGGGTTTTTCTGATGTGCGGCTTTCGGCTCATACTTTCCGGCATACCTCCGGAACCATGGCGATGATGAATGGCGCCAGCGAGCGGGAGGTCCAGCTCCTGCTCGGGCATAGCACATCGAGGATGACCCAGCACTATACGGCCACCATCGATAGCCAGTATGCCGTCAGCAGACACAAGGATTTCAGCCCGGTGGGAAGGATGGGGCTGAAGTGACAGACTGGGACGAAATCAGCAGAAAGGCGCTTATAGCCGTTATCATTATCCTGGTATTGCTGGGGTTTCTCTATTTAATAGCTGTTGAATTCGACTGGATATAAAAAAGAATCCCCCTCGCCTTCAAAGGCGAGGGGGAAAGGAATACCTGTTAGATGCTATATGAAGCCTCTATCGTTGATTCTGTGCGCTCTGATGGCTATTTGATAGGCTGGTTAGTCAGGAATCGGACAATAACAGTAAGAACGCCAGCAGCTATAGTTGATGCTGAAGCTCCGGCTGGTAGCCCTGCAATAAACTCAGCTATACCGCCGAGCACTATGAGTACACCTAGCCAGAATGTCTTTGACGCCCACCATTTCTTAATTTCTTCCATGATTTACCTCCTTATGCTTTTGCCATATGGCAATTTATTTTATAGGCTTCCATGAACTCATCTTCCGGAGCGGCCAGCGCCAGCTCATCGCAGAACCATACGCTCAGGTCGTCGAAGACCAGGAAGCAGAAACCGTGATTCGAGAATTTATAGGTGATTTCCCCAAGTCCCTCCGCCTCTATATACCCCCAGACATATCTGCCGCCCATCCATCTCAGGGCACCGGCGCGCATGCACCAGGCGAAGTCCTCGCAATCGTAATCATCGGCGGTATAGGGATGCCTGTCACGATACCAGTCAAGGAAACGCTGCCCATCTTCCCTTTTCATGAGCAGGACTTCCCAATCGCAGGGGCCTCCGGATAGGACGATGCCGTAAGGCGCCAGCAAGGCATTGAGGGCAGTACCGGTTATACTTACACCTTCGGATGGCGGCTCCGGCATCGGTTTAGCATCTTCACCCAGCGCGGCGAGCCGTTCTATTAACTCTTTATTTTCCTGCTTGAGCCGGGCGTGTTCGGTAATAAGACACATATTAAGCTCCTGATATAGCAATAACAGCTTTGACTATGCCGAATGTTCCGCCGCCGATAGATAAGAGAATAACGATGACGGCAAGCCAGATGCGAAATATCGCTTTGGTGTTTTTTTCGACCTGCCGAAATAAACCACCCTGGCCATTGGTGCCGAGTAAGGCGGCATGCATTTCAATGATTCTGTCATGGTCCGTTTTCTCAAGCATATCCGACCTCCTTATATGACATCGATGATGTCCTTTACATGTATGCCTAATTCGAGAGTGACCTGACCTGGATGCGTCAAATCGGGCCGATAAATCCTTACCACGACGGCGTTTTCATCGATATCCAGTCCTTCATCGATGATGCGCAGAGTGGAACCGAGCTCCAACTCCTCAAACTCCATGCCTTCTTCGCCGGATAAATCCACGGAGCGCACATCAATAGTAGTCGATGGCGCACTGACTTTGGGCAGTTCGGCCAATCTCGTCCTCCCCAGAGCCATGAGGGTATCCTGGTCATCGGTATTGAAGGATTGATACCGGCTGATGATATTATCGCGGTCGGTAATGTCATCCAGGTCAATAAAATAGGGTGCGTGCGTGTAGCTGAGAACGTAGCCGACACCCTCGACATAATCTCCAATGGCGCAGCGGAGCACTTTTTCATTTTCGCCCTGCTCCCAATGGGCATCGTCATTGCTGAATCCCGTCGAATTCCAGACATAAATTTCCTTCACATCCACCCTGGTATACCAATAATAGTAATCTGCGGTATTCATGTAGCGAATCCGAACACCAGTAATGGTCTGCTGTGAAAAGGAAGCAATGACGAATTCGCCTTGCGTTTCCCGATAAGGCGCATCAGCGTAAATATTATGCCAGGCCCCCGAGTAATAGATTTCAACCTCGATATAACTCGGGTAGCGGGTACCGGGGAGTGAACCCTCTGTCCACCATGAGGGAAACTCGACCTGGGTGGCATCGGTGGCGGGAATTGTGAGCTGCAGCCAGGCGGTTTTGACAGAGCCTGTGACGAACGGCATCCATCTAGCAAAGGTAGCGAGGTTATCATCGTAAGCATTTTCGGGGTTTTGCCATGCCCCGCAATTGTCATTACCAGTGGGGGAATCCCATGCCCCGGTAGGTTTTTCTATCGTTATATTGGCGGGCAGGGCATCCCCTTCACCCGTCCAATCCTTATAAGCTGAATACTGCTCCTGTATCGTGATATAAGCGTAAGACGCATCGGTAGTAATGGCAGGGTCGATGCGGGTGTAGACTTTCTCAATATCTAATGACGAATCCCCGACAGGATAAAGACAGTTACAGGATTGGAGATAGTCGGTAATATGGTCGACGCCAGCGAGGTTCTTACCGAGACGAATTTGCTGGCCTTCATTGCGCCCCAACCTGTCCATGAGCCACAGACGGCGCGTCATGGGAGCGTCGGGGTCGAAGTCGACATAGAGATACCCGCCGGCAATATCGCGTACCAGCTTGCAGGCTTCCCAGACATTACGGTCTCCCAGCGGTATCTGGTCGGTGTCAATGGCAATCGGCACGTCAAGGGTGGTGGAGACACCGCCAAGGACGACGGCTGAAGTTATCTGGTATGCCAGGAGGTCTTCCAATACCTCCGATACTGTCGCATTATCAGAGATGGTTTTCACGTACTGCGAGGTAATCAAGTCCTGCGTGAGCGCCCAGCCCATGCCTGTTCCGGTAACCTCGATAATGGCGGCGATATTATCCGTCATCGCTGTTTCCCCTTGCCGGTAATCTTAAAAATGTCTTTCAATTCACCGTTAATGTATAACCAGGCTTCATCAGGGTAAACCAAATGCTCGCATACAGCCTCGTCGCTGGGGAGTTTGAAAGAGCAGGATGGGAGCTTGTTGATACGGTAATCAATGCCAGGCGTTGAAAGATTCATGACGTGCCCAAGGGTATCTCCATCACGATTCTTGATGATAATATTCACCACATTAGCGGGGGCATCTGCCCGCCGCCGGTATCCCCTGTCCGCCGCAGTAGTCTGGGTTGCGGCATCCGTCATGGAAATAACGCATTTGAAGTAACGGGCGGCGGGATAAGCGGGCGCTCCGTAATCGTTATAAGTCGCCGAAATGCCACCGGTGATATTGGAATAAGAGGCATCGCTGTCGGCAGCCGAGCGCTGCCATTGATATGTCAGGTCACCCTTTGCCCAGCGATAGCCGGTAGCTTCGGATGAGTAGTCACTTTCCGCGTAAGCCTTAAAGGCTTTGACTTTATAGGTGTGCTCGGTGCCATCGGCAAATGAGAACCCATCTATCGTCAATCGCACATATCCAGAGCGCTTCCCATCTGTAGCAACAGCATCCCCGGGTGTGATCGTCGGCGGGTCGGCCCCGGTATCATCATAGGTATCGACATCACCGAGAAGCCCGGAGACATCGACATCGTCACGATAAACACGATAACCCGTGGCTCCTGTCGTTTTAGTCCAGGTCACGGTGACTTTATCGCTGAGACTGTTTGTGGCGGCAATATTGGTCGGGGCGGGAAAAATGTCATAGGTAACGATAATCTTAGGGCGCTTGGATGTATCGGCGGCGTATTCCCTTGAACGGCAAAGCGCAGATGACCGGCTTTCTATCGCCAAGTCTTCGGTCTCGAATTTGAGCAGTAATTCGGCTAATTTGCCGTTTATCCAGGCATCGAGGACAATATCGGTAATGGTTATTTCAATCCAGCCATAGCCGGCAGGTATATTGGCGCTGCCGCCGGATGGGTCCGAGGTCACATAATCGCCGCCCGCCGCAGTCCATGCCGAGCCAGATTTATAGCTGTTCCAGGTGGCTTCAAGCTCCACCCAGTCTGTCCGCGTAAGTTTATATGCCCAGATGGTCTTGCCGACCGGATCAACGTAACCATAATAATAGTAATAAATATATAGTTTCGCCAGTGAAATATCAGCGCCTACGGGGAGTCCCGAAAGCCCAAACTCAAGAATCGACCTCATCGCTTCATTAAGATAATCTTGAAAGCATAGAGGAGTAGCGGTATTCGAATCGGGGTAAGCTTGTCTAGCATAGATGTTTTTAGTATTGGGCTGGATGGTTGCCGTCGCCATTAAACATACCTCTTACGATAGGTGAAATTAAGGGTGCCGGAGAATCCGGTCACGGTTATGACATTATCCCCCGGCAAGAGGTGGATGAACTGCCCGTCCACCGTCCCCATGCTGGCGGCCCCATTGAGCGTGACATAGCCCGTGACACAATTTATAATGAGGACATCGGTAGCCACGAGGTCGCCCGTCCACTCGAACGCTTCGCCGGTGGCCGCATTTTCTATCTCCACCGTCGTATCCGAGAGCGTATCATCGCAGGTGAGCGTGATAACAGGCTCTACTTTCTCCGTGCCGCCGGCGGTCTCGGTCAGCTCTTCGGGGTCCTCGTCTATCGTGTGGTCGTGGTCAGTCTCGGTGTTGTCATAGGCGGCCGGGTCATTGGCCGTAAAATCAATCGTTCCTTCCCAGGTTTTGGCCGTATTATTTGTTTTATATATGCCTGTGAACCTGGCCATCCAGTAACGGTCATCGAAGGTGTCCAGGGCGAGCTTGCAGTCGCAGCGTTCATTGAGCGTCTGCTTGATGCTGTCGAGGTAGGATAACAGCGTGGCTTTGTCGGCGGCGGAAATGGCCACATCGAGCGTAAACTGGATGGGGAGCCTGAGACTGTTGAACCCGTAAGCCCGGTCCAGCATCTGCACCGCCGGCGTCTCCTGGGCGAAAGGCTCTTCGTGAGTCCGCAGCCGCAACCCGTAGGCGCTCATGTCCACCTCATTGAAGGAGAAGCTATCGGCCATTATATCCTCACCTGCTGCATTCGATAGAGCTGCCGGGCGACTTTCTGAACATCCGCCTCTTCACGCACGACGAGCTGGGCGATATGGAATTGATTGGTGATATTCTGGGAGGCCTGGCCGGGCCGGCTGATGATTTCCCCACCGTGGGCTATTACAGGAACCGGCTGACCGGGAATGCCAGGCACGATACCGCCGGAGGCGAACTCGGGGGTGCTGGATTTTTCAACAATTCTCCAATTTTTACCAAATCCAAAGGCTTCATACCAGGCACGAGGTTCAAAAGTCTTATATTCTGGCAAATAGATTTCTAATTGCTGTTGCCGTTGCTCGACATAGGCTTTATTTATTTTATTAATCAGGTCAGTATAATATTTGGTTTTCTCTACCTTGGCATTCCACATATCGATAAAGTCAGCGAGCTCAGCCTTGTAATTATTTTTAGTCTCTTCCAGGGCCGTCTCTTTTAATGCCTTTTCATCTTCCAGGTTTTGCTCGATGGCAGTTTTTTTGTCTTCCAGATATTCTTCCATGGGAAGGGCGGCTATCTCGGCGTTACGGCGCTCGAGGATTTTTCGCTCCCGCTGCGCGTCTTCCGCCTCTTCCAGGTCGCGCTCAATACGCTTGCGCTCAGCTTCAGATAATTCCTCTTTTTCTAACTGAGCTTCCAGGTTGGCGATACGCTCATTTTCCCTCGCGATATCGCGGGCTTTCTCTCGCTCATCGAGCCCCTCCATTTCTTCGTTGTAACCCTCGAGGATGGCCGCCACGCTGGGATTGACAGCGGCGATCTCTTTCAGGGCGGCCTCTTCAATCAGCCGCGTGCGTTCGTAGACTTTCTCCCGGTAATAGTCCAGCCGCGAATCTATCGCCCGCTTATCGGCATCGGCGATATCATCCAGTGCCTGGATCTCTTTTTCATAGGTCTGATAGGCCTGAGCCAGTAAATCGCCGCCAGCTAACTTTTCAAACTCAGCTCTGCTGAGATTAAGCTTCCGCGCCAGGAGATCGGCATCTTCCCCGATTTCATGCCATTTAATGCCCAGAAGCTCGGCACCGCGCCCGGCCTCAACCATGTATTGCACGATATCCTCGATGGTCACACCGAACTTGGCGGATTCCGAATAGGCATACCTGATATTTTTTATCATACCCACGAATTTGTCGGCATCGGCCTGAAGGATAACCCTCTGCTCTTCCAGGCGGGCATTCGTATCTGCGACCGCCTTTTCATAATCCTGATGGTCTTTCACCACCTGGCGGAGGTAGCGGATATATTCGTACTGCTCCTCCTTGGCTTCCCGGTTCATGTGAGAGGCTTTGGCTAATACCTCGAGGGCATCGGCGTGGGCAGCTATAGATTCATAGACTGTATTTGTTTCTCCCCGTTTCGCTTTGGCGTATTCCTCGGATAATATCCTGGCCGTCTCGAGCTGGGCGTTATAGCGTTGAGTCTCCTGCAGCAACATGTTGATACCGGTGGCCATCAATGTGAAACCGACGGTGATACCGGCAATGGCGGCACTTAATTTCCAAAATGATAACTTGAGAGATGTTGCCAGAGATATTAATTTGGGAAGGATAAGTATAAGACCTCCGACAGCCAGGGATGCTTCCCCAAAAGATATGCCCGTAGTTACCAGGATATTAGACAGCTCCGTATGTTCATCGGCAAACTTGCTGGTCGCCTGCACGGCATCGGTGATGATAGCGGCATATGACTCGATGGTCGGGGCCGCCTGCTCGGCGATGGCGAAGGTAACTCCCTTTATGGAATATTCAAGCTGCTTTATCGTATCGGAAAAATGCGCGGCTGCCTCAGCCGCCTCCTGGTCAAAGACGGCGCCCGTGTCGTGGGCTTCCTGGCGCAGTTTACTGATGCCTTCGGCGCCCTCGGCAAGCATGGGCAGGAGCGCCGTGCCGTTGCGACCGAAGATGGCCAGCGCCGTGTTCGACATCTCAATCTCATTTTCCATGCCGGCGAGAGCCTCGGCGATGACCCAGAAGGCCTCCTCAGATTTCATTTCCTTTAGCTCTTTGGCGTTCAGACCAAGACGGTCGAACTCACGGATATATGTGGCCAGGCCATCGCTGGCCTGTGTTATAGATTGTGTCATCTTGCGGGAGCTTTTCTCGAAGGCTCCCAGCTCCGTACCGCTAATCTCGGCAACATAACGGAGCTCGCTGAGGGATTCGGCGGCCCAATTCGTGCGCAGGCTCATCTTTTGAACCTCATCCCCGGCGGCCGCCCAGGCCTTGACGGCCATACCTATCCCAGCCAGGATAGCCGCCCCGGCCACCATCATGGTCTTACCCATGGCCGACATCTGCTTATCGATTTGCTTTAGCTGGGACTTGAAACCTTTATCCTCAAGTCCCAGCGTCACGAATAATTTGGAGATTTCTTGAGCCATGCTAAAGCTCCTTTTCCGTGCCGCCCAGGGCGGCATTCAATATGCGATAATGCTCGCGCCTTTCTTCCTCGGTTTTCGGGTGAGCGTCCTTCTGCTTTTTCCAGTTATAACCGGGGAATATATCGGCGGGCCCGAAGAACTTGATTTCTTTCTTGGGGTCGCGGGGGATGGTGTTGAGGATTTCGCTGACGATGAGAGCCGTCCGGTAATCCTCGCGTTCATGCCTGTCGGCATGCTGCTTATTATGCCTTTCGGCCAACGCGCCGAACTGCGCTACGGTAAGCCCCCAGAATTCCTCTTCGGTGAGATTAAGGTTATAGCGCCCGAATGACCAGATTTCTAGCCAGTCCGGGATTTCTTGGCTAAAGGGGCTTTTTTCTTTTCGCCCCCCTTCGGCATGGCCGCCGCCCAGGCCTCGATGGCTTTCCGGGCGACTTCGGGTTGATTATCCATGTTTATCCACCCGGCAACCTCATCGACGGTGAGGCGCGGCTCTTCGTGGAGAAGCTCCGCCCAGAGCATCATGAGCAAGTCTTCCGGAGTAGTATCATAAATAATCTGCTTGACGATTTTTGGGTCGAGAAGATTTTTGCCCGTCTGCTTGGTGAAGGCGACCATGGCCTTGAAGTCATATTTGAGATGGCGCTGCTTGCCGCCGATTTCAATGGACACAATAGGGTCTACCTTATCAATCATCATGCCTCCTTAAATAGAAGGGGTGGGGGAGAATCCCCCGACCCCAGTCTCGCTCTAGTTTTATCCGGTTAGGATGCCGCCCTGGCCAGCCAGATGGTATAGGTCTTGGCGGTCTTGCCGGTCTCTTTGACCACGATGGTGATTTCCGTCACGGTTCCGGCGTCGCCGAGCGTGATGGCGCTGGATGCTTCTCCGGTGGCCACCACATTCCCATCGACGGTGATGACGCCCGCGGAGGCCGTCGGGGTGACGGTGACCGATGTTACACCGGTCAGGACCGTGGCGACATACTCGTAAGCGTCTCCAGCTTCATCCGGGACAACCACAGCGCTTTCGCTGATGGAGAAGAACGGGGTCGTCAGACCGGTCGAGGCCGTGGCCGCATAGACAGGTTCACCTGTTATTTTCAGCGTCAGGCTGAAAGATATGGGCCCATTCTTGTCAGGCGAAGCACCGCCCCGAGTTTTGACCCAGGCCTGGAATGTCCAGCTGAAACCCGCAGTCGTGTCTTCGATGATGACTTCCCGCTCAGTACCGGAGAGGAAATCGGCAATGGCGGCCGCCTGCGCGGAATCGCCGGGCAGGTAATTGCCCTCGATGGTAATCTCCCCGCCGTGTTTCATGCCGGATTTGGATTCATCCCACTGGCTCGCTGAATCGCGGTTGGTGAAATCCACATCATCCGCGGTAATTGTCGGATGGGGTATATCACCCTTGATTTCCGCGATAGCCGTCCCGTTCCATTTCAGAATAGTCGTGTAGCCTAGATAACCTCCTGTTGCCATGTTACTTACCTCCTGTTATTTTTTTCGAGTAATCCGATTATCCTATCAAGCCGCTCTATTACCTGCGGCATTAAATCCACATCAAGCCAGCCGGTACCCTCGCAGAGGTCGCAATCTTCCTCGACCTCCCCCATGACTCCCCTGGCCACCGGCGCCTCTTTTTTTACCTTGCCTGTGGTCTCACATTTCGGGCAGGGTTGATACATCCTTACTCCTCGTGCCACATCTTATAATCAACGGCAACATGAAATAGCCCCGTCTCATTTTCATAGAAATCGTTTTCATCTTCATAGGTAACAGCCGTGACATAGACTCCCCCAGCGCCGCCCATCGTCCCGGTATAGCCCTGCAGGGCCGACTGCACCGCGGCGGCGATGTTCTTGGCGTCACCGTATTTCGTGGCGAAGATGGAGAGTTGAAAGCGGGGATTGGCTAGACCGGTACCGCCGTCATGCGAATGGTCACGTGGCGAGTCTATCTTGGTGATGATAATATAGGGCTTGGCGACTGCCTGGGGCGCGATGACGAAATGAATCCGCATGCTGACCAAATCGGTGATGCCGCTCTGCGCCAGCAGATAGGTCATTAAGGCCGTCTCGATGAGCATCTATATCGCCCCCTCTATCGTTTTCCCCAGCCCGACCTTAATCATATCCAGCGCCGGGCCCTTCCTCTCATCGATGGCCAGGCGGACAAAGGGACGCGCTGGCATATTTACTGTCCCATATTCATGCAGGTGCGCGTGGGGCGCCTTCCTGGGGCGGATGCCGGCAAAGGCCATCGCCATGGACCTGGTCGTCTCCGGATAGGCGACAGCATAAGGCGAACCCAGAAGATTGCCCGTTTTTTTATCGAACTGGGACTTTATGTTTTGTTTGATACCATCCCTGATATAGCGGGCGGCATTGACCAATATCTGCCGCTTTTCCTTGCTGACCTCTTTAAGTATCTGGTTAGTCTTTCGCTCCAGCTCATCGATGCCTTTGAGATAGATGGATGGTTTCATTAATCCTGCGCTTCCTTGCAGTTGAATTGAATCTCCCGGTTGCGCTCATAGATATTGGTCATCGAAAGTATGCTGATATAGCGGTCACCAAACTTGAAACGCCAGTACGGCTGCACGCCCGAGCGATAGCGTATCCGGATGACCCCCTGCACCTCGGCATTGAGCTGCGCGGCCTCCAGGTAGCGCCGCCCGCTGCGCCACTCTATAGCCGCCCAGACCGTGGCCACATCCGTCCAGGTCGTCTCCATTTCGTTAAACGCATTGCGGGCTTGCGTCGGGCTCTGCAACGTAACCTGGTGTCTCAACTCGCCGGCTCTCATCTAATATGCCTTCTCGGCACAAATCAATGCCTTGGCCGCCATCGGTACTTCTGCGACTATAGTCCCGGTAATTACCTCTTCGCGGTGCTCGTAAAAGTGCCCGATTAAGAGCAGTAATCCCTGCCTGAAATTCTGCGGCACGTCATAGCCACTATCGCCATAACCAGCCACGAATGTTACGCAGATACCATTATAAGGACGCAGTGTAATGCCCGGCCAGGACTGGCCATATTTTAAATAGACCTTCGGCGCATACTGGTCTTCTTTATCAATCGCATAATAGCTGCCGTCGAGGAAATATTCCGTGTCATCCGTGCCGTAATACTTGATGATGCCGGAAGCCGTGGCAGTGCCCGTCCCGCTACCAGCGCCTGTAGCTGTAAAAATTACGCCGATTGTGTTCGATGCCGCCCCGATGGCAATAAAGTTAGTCGCCCCCACTGTCAGAATGCGGTATACCATCCCCGTCACAAAGTCCCCCGCGGTGACCACCGGCTCCTGCACCGGCGGCATCGGCAGTTTGATATAATTTTTATCCGGCCATGCGTCCAACCAGAGTTCCCATGTCTGCGTAATAAAAGACCGCCACGCCAGGACATATTCAGCATAACGCCGCGCCGCCGGTATTATCGTCGTTTTGAGTAGGTCGTCCTCGGTATGTTCATCATGATCGAGGCGCAGGTGGTCCTTGACCTCGAATAATGATAAAGGCTCGGCTATTGGTTCCGTCTTTATCTTCAGTGCCATCATCCACTCTCCGTCACGATTACTCTCACGGGCATACTGCTCTCGACAACACTGCCGGATGTTTTCTCGACCTCACCGACATATGTCAAAGCGTCATCGAAATCGCCATCCTGAACGAGATATTTCAGAGTCCCGGAGGCACCATCGATAATCTCACATTCCTCTTCCATGAAAAGGGTACCCGGCGTGGCCGGGCGCCATAGCTTCAGTATCATCGTGTAACCGGTGATAATAACGGCATCGCCGTCCGCGTCCTGGAATGTGAAATATAGATAATGCCCGTAGTCACCCTGCGGCGTGATAACTTCCTGCATATCACTCCCCGACGGCTAATCCCCCGGGTTCGCCCACCGCCTCCGCCGACTCTATCCCCTCGGCTTCTATCACCCGGGCAAGTGCCTTCTTTTCGTTATCGGTCATGGCGGCCAGCTTTTCGGCAGCCTTCTTCTCAGTCTTCTTGGCATCGAGGACCGCCACGACCTTGCTCTGCTCCCCCTTAATCTCCAGCCGCTTGGCCCCCATCTTATTGTTTATTTCCTCCAGCTGCTCGATGGTCATATCTTCATATTTATTCATGTTTCGACCTCCTATGCTTTATCAATCTGGGCGTCCCCAGAGCCTCCCGGCTCCTGATGCCCGTGGGAACATGGGGAATATATCTTCTCAATTGCGGATTATGCGCCGCTTCCTTCTTGGCCTCGCTGATTATCATCGGGTTGCTCGTCAGACCGAAGGGCAACCCCTTCCGCATGACGAAGGCCTGGTCATTGACTACCTGGTCCGCCTTCACCCACTCCTCGATGCGGCGGGCCTGTACCTTGATGGCATCGGCCAGCATCAGGGCGGCGTCCCAGGGAAGCTCGCATATTCTCTGCCCATTTTTCACGATTACCACGTCAAGCCCATCCCGGCTAACGGTCATCTTAGATATTTTCGACTTTAATATCTCGACCATACCTCTCCTATAACTTGAAAATCTTGTTCGCCCCGGAGTCCCACTGCACGGTAATATCCCCGCCATTGGGCGTGCAGGGCAGACCCGTCACCGTGTCGAGATAGGCGATGAGCAGGGATGTCGACGCCGTGCCGGTATGGTAGTAAAGGTTGATGCTCTCGAACTGGTCGCCGCTCACCGTCGAGACCGTCTCATCGGCGGCATCGGCCACGCCGTCGGTCACTGTCTTCGAGCTCAATGCATCGCTGGTGGCTACCGTGGCGCTGGCATCATCGATATCATCAAGGTCGTTATCGGTAGCCGGCACCGGCGTATCGTCGTCATGGTCAGTGAACACGAACCTGATATCCTGCGTGTCCCAGTCCAGGCTGCCGTCGAGGAAGTGCTCCCTCCCTTTCGCGTATAAAGCATTGGCCATATTTCACCTCCGATTGATAATTATTCCGTGTATGTTTTTACATTGGTGCTGCGCCCGGGTATTTTGATTGTCTTGCTCCGCCCCGGCAGACTCAAGGTTACGGAACGCCCGGGCAGTTTAAGTGCTGTCGTTATCCCCCTGATTAGCTGTAGAAATACGCTCCCGAAAGCCTCGGCCGATGCTATGCCTGAAGGCGTGATTGTCAATTCGAGTGCCGGGCTCCCCAGTGCCTCGCTGCTGCTAATGCCCTCCGGCAGTAATGTCTGGCCCCCAGTCGAAACTATGGTATCGCCAAAGGCCTCCTCCGACTCTATTCCGGTCATCAGGAGGCGGAACTGGATATCGATATCCCCGAAGGCCTCCTCTGAGACGATGCCCGCGAGCGATAATATGCTGCCGAGCAATGCCGTGCCGAACGCCTCCCCACTGGCGATGCCAGCGGAAATGATATATATTTTCAGGGCAGACGTGCCGAAGGCCTCCGCCGATTCTATCCCCGTCATCAGGAGCTCGAAATCTATGTCGACATCCCCGAAGGCCTCCCCGGACTCGATGCCCGTTGGCCCCAGTACGTCCCCGATTTTCGCCGTGCCGAAAGCCTCCCCGCTTTCTATAGCTGACGGCAACAGGTAGATTTTCAGGGCTGTCGTCCCGAAGGCTTCCCCGGAGGCTATGGCGACTACCGATAAATTGAGATTCGCCTGCGGGCTCCCCAGTGCCTCCGCTGAAGCTATCCCCGATGGTTCGGCTCTAAGATTCGCCTGCGGGCTCCCCAGTGCCTCGCCTGATTCAATCCCTGATGGCTCGGCTTTAAGATTCACCTGCAGTGTACCGAATGCCTCCGCCGATGCTATATTGCCCGCCGAGCTTATCGTCTGGGTTTCAGCTCCCCCCTCCTGCAAGTCAAGGTTCTGCATGTAGCAAGTAACGTAATCTAAACCAGTTGGGCTAGTCTTACCCATTATTGAGTAAATATTCTGGAAGTCCTTTTTTGATGTATGAAGGGCTAAAGTTAGTGTGTCAATTTGAGTACCACCATCGTCCCAATGTTCACCAGTACAGATATAAACATAAGCTGTGCCATAAGCAGCAATATCCTCATCCCGTTCCACTTCAAAGAAATGAAGAACGTCCTCAAGAGGTAATGCACTAAAATCATAGTATTCAGTTCCGCCATCAACTTCTCTAAGATAGGTAACACATTTTCCGCTTAAATCCCCGCCTCCAGCTCCAATCTGGAGACCGATTAAATCTCCACTAGCACCCACTATGTCTAGGTATGAATCTGTGGAATCAGATAATGCCCAGATAATCACTCCAGCAGAGTTGGAACTCCCTGAATCTACAAAACCTTCCAATAAGTGCTCAAAATTGCCATTAAAGTGTCCTGAATCTTTATCCGAATAGAAAAAGGCATCCTCCGACCTTGCCATTGTGGTAACGGTCACTTTGCTTGCTATAACTGTAAGTTCAGAGTCAGGGTCAGATTGAGGCACACCGTATTTCCAACTTGCTGAAGTGAAGTCTTCCACTGGGTCAATACCAAGAGTTTCTGGTAGGCTATCAAGGTCAAGTGCTTTAAGTTCATCCAACAAGGGTGAGGTAGCTTTTGTTGGCTTTACCTTTTCTACTTCTTTATCACCGAATAGAGCATGATATACCGCATCCTGTGTCTGCTCAGGAAGATGCCCTACGGCTTTCCACTCCACAGGAGTATATTTAGCCCACCTGATATTCTCCTTTAATTCGTTCTGCTCAGCTAGTAGTTTCTTCAGCTTATCTTTGGAAATCTGGGCGTAGGTTTTGAATTTGCCCTTCAAAACAATATTGTTGAGAGTATCAGAAACCATGAAGCCTTCGGGAACCCAAGTAGGAATAAAGCCTTGTTCTTGTTTTTTCTTGTATTCTTCAGGATTCGTAGGTGCAGATTCTAATACAAGTCTGCCCCTAAAATCCTCTGCCACGCTGTTATGCTCAAGGCGCATCTGCTCAACCAGAGAATAGACGCACTTCAACTTTTCAAAGTCTGTCTTTATAGTTGCTGGGTATGTTATTTCAGCCATGCTATCTTCTTATCGCCTGTGATATCTATCGCTTACCTGTTTTCGTCACGACTTTATTCTGACGTCTCGCTTTGGCCGGCCAGATTTGCTTTATTCTTGGCTGCCTTCTTCCTTTTATTTGATGTCTTCTTCAGCTTTATCATGGTATTCTCAGGCGGCTCCAGGCTGGTCGTCTCGATTTCTTTAATATATCTGGACATAAATCTCTTTCACCCCCAGATTACGAGGGGGTGGGGGTTATTATCCCCACCCCCTCCACTGTAAAGGAGGAACGATGCCCGCCTTGCCGAAGGGCGGGCTTTAATTCTCAGGGAAGAACGAGTTGGACTTCATGCCAGGCGAAGCCTACGTTGAAATCCTCGTTGACCGATGAAGCTACCACGTGCAGGGAAATCCCGGCGGTCGGGGGGATGATTATTCTGCCTTCGA